TAGACCTGATATTTCACCTACGATTCTCTGGTACTGTTCATAATCGGCAGCACCGCCAGCTGCAAGCATTTCTGATAATTCAGATTTACGCTTGCGGTATTGTTTGAGCAGAAACTCAGTTGTCTCTAACCAATCCATTAAAAATATTTAGTTGTTTTACGACGGTCATCCATCACTTTTCCGCATGCTCTAGCAATACCAGCTTTTACTGGTCCACCTTCATTCATACGTTTAGTTTTTCCGCCAGCCATATTGATCGCGATAGCCACTGCTTGTTTTTGCGGGTAGCCCTCACCTTTCAATTTCTTTATCTTCTTAGAAACTTTAGACATTATTTTTTCTTTTTAACCCTTCCACCCTTACTCATTCCAGGTGCTCTCCCGCTCATTCTAGATTCTTGAGGCATGGGTCTGTTGGGATTTTGCGCTGTGGGGATAACTCCTAATGGACCTGCACCTCTTGGACCTGCAACTCTTGATCCTGCTGGTAGTGTTGCTGCTTGTTGTGCTTGTTGTATTGCTGCTACTTGTCCACCCGTGTTGTAGCCTCTGACTTGACCGTCTACTTTTTCTAGGGCTTTAGAGCGAGCATCTTCTGTCAAAGATTTTACAGCTCCACCTAGATTGTAGCCTTTCATTCTTTTCCCTAAGTTTTCTTTCTTGGGTCCACCTTTTCTTGCTGCAGGTGTTGGTGGCTTTTTAGGTTTTGGTCTTGGTTTTGGTTTTGGTCTTGGTCCTATTGATACTGGCATTACGTTCTCCCGTATTCGACAAACTTCAAACCTTTAGTGGCTGCTCCGCCACCTTTAGCTTTTCTAGTTATCTTTTTAATTTTAGTACCGTCTACTGATTTTATAGGGTTCTTTTGAATCCCTGGATATCCCGTTTTACTTGGCATTTTATTCTCCTCGGCTTTTTGTATCAGCTTCTCGTACTTGTCTTAAATTGTCAGCATAAGTACGTTCAGCTTCTTGTTGAGCCTGTATTAGTGTTTTTTCTCGATCTGCCGCAATTTTCATTTCGGCGATCGCCTCGTTTGATATTATTTTCTCTGCATCAAGTTGTGCCTGCGTTGCATCTTTTTGTGCACGTTGGGCAATCTCTTCACGTTGAACCTCTATGACTGGGTCTATACGTTGAAGCTCGACAGCTTCTTGAACTGCTTTCGCTTTTCCTGTCACTTCAGCCGTGGCTTGGGCAGCAGATTGAGCAATTTGATTCATTATCTCAGGAGTAATTTGCTCTAACGGTGGCAATGGTTGCCCCATCGCCTGCTCCACCTGCTGTTTGTAGAGCATTGCCTGATGTTCTTGTATATTTGCACTTATCATTTGTGCTACCTGTGGTTGTTGTTGCACCATCGGGTTTTGTATAAATGCGCTGTGGTTTGCAATATATGCTTCATGGTCTTGCCACTCAAACGCCTGTATTGGTTGCCCTAGCATTGATGCTTGTTCTTCTGATATTGGATCTCTTGGAGGAACTTCTTCTTGTTGTTGAAAAAGCGAATCTACATTTTTAATTTCTAGGGCATCGTACATTCTACGGTAAGCTTCGGGTAAGTTGTGTATCTCTGGTGCTGCCTGTGCCATTTGTAACATCTGCTGTGCAATCAAAACACGTTGCGCCATTGAAAATATATTCGGGTCACTAACAGGAAGTACATCAACTCTTTCATCAAAGTCTTGAGCCATCACATAACCTTGTCCTCCTGGCATTGCGTAAGGGTACTGTTCTGGTAGATATTTTGCGTAGATTTTTCCTAATAGTCTAAATTCTTTCTTTTGTGCAAAATGCAAGCGTTTATGTATAGCCGACATTACTTTAGTTCCACGTTCTAACATAGCAACGGTTGTTCCTACTGGCATTTCTTGGCTACCCATGTCTCCCATCTGCATATCGGTGATAGAAGCAAATCTTCTACCTGAATCAACAAGTACACCTAATAATTGAGCCAAAACTGTGGAAGGTTCTTTATAAGGTAACGGCATTAACGAATCTTTTATTGTACCGCCTGCCACATCTACGTCTCTAAATTCTCCAGGTTGAATTGGTTCGTTTTCACCTTGAATACGCATGCCTCTAGCTTTAAACCCAGCTGGGAGGTTCGCTAAAGTTCCTGCATCTATTAATTGCCTTAATATAGCTGTTACTGATTTCGTAATGCCTCCGATCATGTGTATTAAACCGAAACCATAGAAACCAAGACCTGGAAGGAATTTGTATTGTACAAAATAATTCGTCTTTTGGTATTGTGGGTCTCCTTCTTCCCAGTTCCTGCGTATAGCTAAGACTTTATTAGTGTCTCTACAGATAGTCACTATATAAGGACACGCAAATCCGTGATCTTCTATTTCTGCTATCGTTAAGTCTACATGCATCTCTAATAACGTGTATAAGTCATTATTTTCTGCGTAATTCGGGGTAACACCGTCTATACGGTCGATTTTTTCTTTTACTTGGTTTTCTTCAGGTACACCTGCTCCTGTCATCTCCATTTCTAGATACATACCATTAATTTGCATTTTACGCAAATCATTTTCGGTCATAGTCATGACGTGAGTGTATCTTGGTGAATTGAAAAGATCTGTAGTAGCGTAACTCACCACGAAATCTTCAGCTTTGACAAACTGACTAACTGCTCTGTTCAACATGGTGTCAAAGAAGACTTTTTTAAACGCACTCCCCGATAATGGTAAATAGAAAAGTAACGAATCCATTTCTGGGTCATATTCTTCCATTACGTGCGTAATCTGATAATTCATGAATTCTTTTACACGCTGTGCTTGTTGAACTACTTCTGTGTTATCATCCCCTATAGTTTGTACAGTGACTGGACCGCCAGCAGGTAATAATTCTTTATAGGCTTGGGATTGAAATTGTGTAACTGCTTCTGCAAGTAACGGGTGGTTAACTCCACTGGCTCCTTCAAACGGTTGCGTGCGTTCTTCTTGTTTAATGCCTAGTAAATCCAGCCCTTTCGCAAACGCTGTGTACCATTCACTTCTAGATTCTTTGTCTTCTTCGTAAAGACCAATTAAATCACTGGCTAATTTATTTAAGGAAGAGTCCTCTAATACTTCTGCTAAGTTATCTTGAAAATTTGTTTCTGGGGGTTGGGTTTCGGGCATGAAATCTACAACAGCAGACCCATCTTCTTCTAACTCTATTTCAATTTCTTCCTCTGGAAAAGGAGGAATATCTTCTACATCCCCCAACGGTAGTGTTACGCCTTTCTCTACTGCCATAATGACACCTCACTCTATATGAAATTAATTTAATAGTAAACCATTTTTCGTTCACGAGAACCATCGTACTCGTCTTCGTAATCTGAAGCTAACTGCACAAAACCGCCTTGACGAAATCGCAACATGGCTTGGCTCATGCTGTCAACCAAGTCATCATGGTCTCCTGCGGGAAATGCTACACATTCTTCCACCATGTCATCCGCCCACGGTTGATCGGGTTTCCAAACCATCCCCGATTCAAATAAAGGCGTACACGAATTCACTCTCGCAATTTTATCTGAACCTTTGCTCGGTGTAAAATTCTGTACGGGAATCCCCATTCTGCGTAATTCTTGCGTTAACGGAGTACCACTGCCTTTAGACTCGATAATAACTGAATCTGGTTCCCAATACGTGTACAACTCTTGAGCTTTCTTTTTTAGTTCTGGGAACTCTAGTCGTTCTTTTACAGAATCTAACAATATAAGGTGAGCGACATCACCGTTGTACATTTCTTCTCCGATTCTGCCTTCTGGGTAAAATACTCCCCAAGTTGTTATAGCCGAATAGTCAGAAGTCTGGGTTTTTAAAAATGCCGTATCGTAACTTTGAATAATGTAATCACAAGCAGGAGGCGTACTTTTCTCCCACGTATTCCACCATTCCCTCTTTATAAGTGCCCCTTCCTCGGACGTAGGTTTCTGCATGTACTGCGCATGCCATTTTGGACCTTTACCTAATGCAGCTTGTACTCCTTCTAGTTCATCAAGCGACCAGTATTCTGGCCAAACTGGATCACCGCTGGGCAAAATCGCAGGTAACTCGATAACTTCCCACTGATCGTTCTTTTCCCCTTTCCCCATGTCGCGCACTAATCGACCTGTTAAATCTCGGACTGACCATCTTGTCATTACAACTACAATAGCCCCTCCAGGTTGTAAACGCTGACGAGGTCCAGAAGTGTACCATTCGTAGGCTTCATCTAATGCAGTTTTGGACATTGCGTCTTGCTCTGAATGCGGGTCATCGATAATAAACAAATCCGCACCACGACCAGCAATCGCACCACCGACACCTGCCGCATAGTATTCACCTTGAATCTTAGGGTTTTTCTTAGACCGTGTTTCCCATTTTCCTGCAGCCTGTGAGTCTGGGTGCAAAGACACGTCGGGGAATATCGCTTGATAAGCAGACGTGCCAAATAAATCCCTAACTTTCCGTCCGAATTTTACAGCAAGATCTGCCGTGTGTGTTGCTTGAATAATTTTAAGTCCAGGTCTTTTACCTACTAACCACGCTGGGAACATGTGACTGGCGAACTCTGATTTAGTATGCCTTGGTGGCATGTTTATTATAAGACGTTTTAATCGACCATCGGCAATGCGTTCAAAAGCGTTTGCCATAATACGGTGGTGACTGCCCTCAATGAACTGTGGCCACTGAGATTTAACGAAGTCTAGAAAACTCTGTTCGCATTTTTCTACTTGATTAAGTTCACCGAGTCTCTCTGTGAGCTCTA